CCAGTGCCAAATAATTCTGAGTTATAATTGACATCATTAGACATTTCTGGGTCTTGGAAAGTCACAATATCTCCTTGGGTATATCCTGTGTCATCAACAATTAAAACTAATAAATTATCGTAGTGAAACTTGTCAGCTTCATTATAAACAGTATTAATTCTGACTTTACATTGATTCCACCCATAATTACCGGGTGAGGGGGCCTCATCATTACCAAATTCAGTTAAAGAATTGTCAAAGTATTTGGCCTTAGTATTGAATAAGTTTAGTCTTTCAGCAATTGGTAAACTTAGAGAATATAAATCAATATTAACTCCTTGCCCTTCATCAAGTGACCCTCTAAAAAAAGGAAGTTTTCTAATAAGAGGGTCAGCGGCCGAATTACCAATAAGTACGGCGTCAATTGCCCCTATTTCATTAAATGTTGGTGATTGTAAAATATTACTATTAAGATTACCAAATCCATCATCAGGATAAAAAATGTTTTCATATGCAGATGCCGTGTTCATATCTGCCAAATTACTTACATTACCTTCCTCTAATTGAGTCAAATTTTGATTTAACTGAAGGGCGATTGTATTATTTTCTTCATCTAAATCTTGGTCATCAATTCTACATCTACATCTTTCACAACCATCTTCAGTATAAAGAAATAATGGTAATCGTACATTTTTAAAAGGATTTTTTAAAAGGTCACTTAATTCTTGAGGCTCATTACATTCTTTGTCATGTCTTCTTATTTTATTTAACGTTTCACATACCCACAACAAGAATTTTTGAATTACCCAGATTATAACTAATATGACCGCAAAAATTGGCCAAAGTAATGCCAAAACATGTAAAAATATCATAATAGGTATGAATATAAATTTCATAATCGAAAGAATGAAACTAACAATTATGAAAAATATGTCATACCTAAAGTACGAGTCGTTGGTAGGAAAGGGATTATAGTCTCCCTCACATTTATCATCTAAGATATGTTTAATTTGAATTGATTTCTGAGGAAAAATTCTATTTGAATATCTGTCGATTAACTGTGATATAGTATAAACTTTATTATATTGAAACTCATAGAATCTGTCTTCACAATTTATAGCTTCGTCAATCATCTCAGTTGTACCATAATCTTCCCAGCTTAAACTAAATGCATATGAAGATTGTTGTCTAAATTGACTTTCATTTAACGGATTAATGACCAAATACCCTGGCTGAGTTGGGTCTACTAAAGTGTATCTTATATAAACATTATTACCAACCAAAAGTGGTAATGGAATTGTTAGAGTTAAATCCGGTCTTTCAACATCATTTACAATTAATACAAAAGTATCGATATTGACTTGAGATACAATATTGTAGTATAATGGTACAGATGCCGCTGGAGTGTCCTCATATATTAAAGGTTGGTCAAATGGTCCAGGACTTGGTTGTTGACCTGCTGGAGGCGTTACGTTTGGTAAATCTAATTGTCCATCATTGTAATTAATAAACGCAGGGTCTTCATATGGTTCATTCATTGCTGATGGACCATCTGTTATCCAACCATGTTCTTTAATGTTTGGTACTAAAAAATATCCTCTTTTAGTTTCTTCTTTTAATGATGGAGATTGTTGCCACTTAACTTTGAATCGGTATTTTCCTCTAATTGGTACACCTACTGACCCATCATATGAAATTCTTCTTATACCGAATTCGTCTGTATATGTGTAGTCTAAGTTCATGGGTAATTCTACTACCCACGCTCCATTCTCGTCAATTAATTTACCGTCATTTTCTAACCTAAATTCTTCCAAAATAGGTCTTCCATAAACGTCAGTATTAACTGTTTGTCTAATAGTTTGTATTTGACCTGGTCCTGAAACTAAATTACATAACCAACCTTGTTTTGCGGGTACTCTACATCTTCTTTTAAGTTTTTTCTTATCAACGTCAGAAATTAAAGAACCCATAAATACCGCAGTTGGTCTGAGCTCCAATTGAGCTTCTGAAGTTAAGTCAAAATCTGCCCTAACTATGTAGTGGTCACAAATACCATCTTGTCCATAAAAAGGTGCAACCTGTATAACTTTCTTTAAAGTTATAATTTGAGGAAGTTCACTATAGTTTTCAGAGAATTTAAACTTTGTTCCATTAACTTGAGCCTCGGTGGCCCTTCCAAGTCTTATCAAATCCTGTGGAGTTAATGAAAACTCTCCAATATCTGAAACGTCAACTTGCATGAATAAATCATACTGACCAATTGGTATTCCAAATATCATGTAGTCACCAGCATCATTTGTTTTTGCCGTAAATTTATAATATTTATCATAAACTTCAATTACTCCCGAATTTACCAAAGCATCAATTCTGTCAGGAAATGTACCAACCGCTACGTGACCTGAGTGAGATTGACTATATGGTAATAAATTATACTTATATCCGTCTTCGTTAAAGTCTTCGAAACTCTTGTAAGGGTATAGGGTAGAAATTATTGGATTACTTTCATCTATTTGTTCTATAGGTATGAATACCGCAACTCTTGCATTGACAAGTCCAAGTCCTCTGTTACAAAAAACTCTACCACAAATTACCCCGAAGTCCGCACAACTTCTAGTGTATGTATCATTTGGAAAAATTTGTAAGGATAATATATCTAATTGGTCGTAGTTTTGGTCTAAATTTACTTGTATTGTTCTATTAGTTCCTAGCTGAGTTCGTATTCTGTAAGAATTGGGCATAACTATTTTTTTAATAAATAGTTTAGGTGAAATTTTAAAAAAATAAATGATTCGGTCACATTACGTGAAATTAACCGTAGATAAATTTTTAACCCTAACACTTATATCGCTACTATTGAACCTAACTTGATATATTTGATTTGGTTCAGCAAAAATTGTTTCATCAATTAATTCAATCTGTTTTGTTGCCGGGTCCAAATATCTCTGAGAAGTTTCCGATGAAGAATAAGAACCTCCGACTTTAACAAACACAGAAATATCAGTGATAGAAATTACACCATTTTCTGATTGTATAATTCTTCTTAATTCTGAAACATTAACGTTTTGTCCCATTTCTCGATTAATAGGACTCATAAAGTCGGATACCTTAACAATAATATTAGATACAACAACTCCTTGGTTCTGAGTTGCGTCTAAAACTACGGACAAGTCAAAAGCTAAATCTATAACATTTGCAGAAGTAACAAATATATAATCGTTTATCATTCTGTAATTAGATAAATAATTTGCAATATTTGATTTTAAAGTATCTGATAAAACAGGCACCAATTTACCGTTAGTGTCGTAAGATAGTACGTTAATTTTTATTTTATTATCTTCCTCAGTAATTGCAACCTTTGCCGGTGCACCAAATACCGAAGGCATATTTCTAATTAAGGCCTCATAATCATTAATTGTAACCGCTCTATTTTGAGCGGCAAAATTAAATGTAGTGTAATTCCTAACCTCTTCTGTTGTTGGTACATTTGCCCCTCCTATTGCGGCTGTTATATTATTACAACTTAAAGAATTAACAACACTATTACTAGTTGTGGTGGAAGGTCCGTTTACCGCAAAGTTTACAGTACCTATTTGGTTAATAATATTAACACCCACATTAGTTCCTAACCCACCACCTATTCTATATTGAATGAAAAGAGTTGAATTTGGTTTTAATACGGAACCTAAGGAAAAATTATTTTGATATTTTGCAAGGTCAAGTGGTGTTCCATTTCTCGCAAACTCTCTAAGTAATTCATCTGATGATGTATTACCTCCACCAAAAGTTAATTTAAAAAATCCTTCCGGCGTAAACTCTGTTACGAACCTTGAAGTTGTTTGTACGTATTGACCCACTTTAACTCCAGGGGTGTCGGAAGCCTTTGTCGGGTCCTCAATAAAGATTCTATCTTCAGCTAGTGCTTGAACTTCATACCATCTATTAGTTAAACCAAGAAATTCTTGAACTGAAGGAACATTAGTGTAAGTAGTTCCATCCTTTAATAAAACACTCGTTACACCTAATACATTTTTTTCAGGTAAAAAAATCTCGTAAAATGGTCTGGACTCAGCATCAGTAATTGTTTTTCTAAAAACTTTAGTAAGTCCATTAACTACAGGTTCTCTTTTGACAATATTATAGTTTATTAACTGATTATTACCATCAAAATTAGGAATTACTTTTCTATTAGGATATCCTTCATTATTAAAATTTGAAGCAAAGTCAATATCATATATTGTTTCAAACAATTGACCAGCGCCTAATACTTGACTCCCCCTTCTTAAAATCCCACAATATCTCAAATCTTCTTTGTCTCCAAAAGCAGGAACTGTAATTGTAAATTCAACAAGGGCAACTGAAGGTCTTTGTCCAGGTATTTTTAACCCATATGTTCTTGCAATATTGTAGACTGAAGACCTTTGCTGAGCATATTGTAAAACTGTTTCTTGTAAACTTCTATCAATATGATAATGTAAATTATCGGTAACTGCAGCATTTAAATCCATGAATACGCTGAATATTGCTGCGTCATTAAAATTTGTAACTAACTCAGGATAGTAAGTTTTTGTAAAATTTATCAGTTCTTGTCTGATATTTTGAAAATCTCTTGTAGTATATGAAATTTGTTTGTTTGCCATGTTTTTACAAATTTATAATTATAAAGTCACTAGAATTAAATACATTATTTGTTATGGTGTAATCAATTCTAACTTTAGCCGTATATTCGACAGATGTTCTTCCTGGCATCTCATAAGTGTTAGCTTCACCGACACCTCCCACTTCATCGTCTACAGCAGGATATACTGAAATCTTATTTACTAAAAGATTAGGAATGTAAGTAGATACCGATTCTCTTATTTCAGACTCAATTTGATTAAATGTTGGTCCGTCAAGTGGTTCGAATATAAATTCATATAAACGAGTACCAAAATCAGGTAAAAAATATCTACTTCCTTTTCTTGTTAATAATAGATGAATTAAACTACTTCTAATTTCTTCATCTTCATAATCTGTAAGGTCTAAATATTTTCCATCAAATGAATCTCTGAAAGGAAAAGTTACACCATATGTTTTACCATTTGCCATATCATATAAATATGGAACTATTCAATTTCATTAAGGTCATAGTAATAACAATCTCCGTTATCTGCAACCCATCTGTCTGATAATGTTTCAAC